CAACTTGAACGTGCGGAGTTTCAGCCAAACTCTGAAGACGTAGCACTTCACGCTGCTTATGAGGGTGAACGTAGCCCAATAGTTTGTCCGCACTGTGCTGCGGAATTGGACCCTGCACTTCAAAAGCAGGAGTTACTTGTTGAAAGGATTATCGGAACTAACACGAAGCCCAAGTCAAGGATTTGCATCGAAACTTACGGTGGGCTGAATGTAAAGGTTCCGAACTATGCAAGGACGCAGGAAGAAGTTCCATGCTTGAGATATTCATATGAGACTCACTATGCCAACGTGGTTGAAGAGTTTCCATTTCTCAAAGATGAGTTCAAAAATCTTTCTTCTGCTTCCGCTCTCGCAGGTGAAAGTGACCCCTATGAATCCTGGGGAAGACTTTCTCCACAGTATAACGGAGAATATCCTATCAACAATACTACTGTCAATCATTATTGGTTCCGCCCTGCTGCTTTTAACGTCCTACCTCAAGAGCAGGCAGAGAAACTAAGAAAGAAATACCCCGATGGTTGCAAGTTTACGAAAGTCCAAGAGTGTTTCGCGGGTGCGTGCAACGAGAACTTGGACGATTGCTGGACTCTTACTAAGAATCCTCTTTCTGATTATCTTCATCATGATCCTCTCGGATTACTTCTGGTAAGTATTCAAGATATTATCAACGAACTCATCTCTTTAATTCTTCAAACAATCGAGCATGGTATCTCTCAAGGTTTCGCAGACCCATCGGTTCTGAACTTTCAGAAATACCGTGAGACGGAAGTAAGACCCGGAGATATTTTTCCGGCTATTGCTAAGAGTGGAAAGTCTCTTAACGAGTTCTTCCACGAAATTAAGACCGCAAATCTATCACCTGAAGTAATGCAGTTCTACAATATGGTTCAGGAGTTAGGTCAGTTAACTTCTGGAGCATTACCAAGTCTATTCGGTGGGCAACTATCCGGAAGTAAGACTGCATCAGAATACTCAATGAGTCGTAGCCAGGCGTTACAGCGTCTTCAGACTCCTTGGAAGATGCTGTTAATCTGGTGGAAGCAAATCTTTGGTAAAGTAATTCCCATGTATATCAAAGTAGTTGTTGATGACGAGAAGTATGTGGAGAAAGACACATACGGAAACTTCATTAACACAATTATTCGTAAGGCAGAACTACAGGGTAAGCTCGGTTCGATAGAAATCGAAGGCGATGAGAATCTTCCGATTACTTGGATGCAACAGCAGGAGGTCGTGCAAAGACTTCTGCAATCCGGTAATCCGGAACTCATGCAGATGTTATTCGCGCCCGAGAATCTCCCACTCCTTAAGAAGTCAATTGGACTTGTTGATTTGGAAATTCCGGGCGAGAATGATAGAAACAAACAGTTTGAAGAAATTCAAGTCCTAATGGATTCGGAACCGATTATGTTACCACCAGACCCGCAGATGTTAATGGCTGCTGAGTCTGGAGAACCAGTCGATCCGGCCATGATGCAAGGTCAGGAAGTTCCTTCTGTAGAAGTTGACCCCGACCTTGATAATCACCAAATAGAAGCTCAAATATGTAGGAATTGGTTAATTAGTGAAGCCGGTCGTCTTGCGCGTTTTGACAGACCGGAAGGTTACAAGAACGTGCTGTTGCATTTCAAACAGCATATGCAGTTCATAAATTTACAGGCGCAAGAACAACAAGCCGCCGCTGAAGGTTTACCCGAAGACGAGGGCGCAGGTAAAACTGCAAAGGGTCAAAACGGTAGCGGCATGGCTCCAAAAGAAAACGAGGAATCAGATGGCAATCGAGCAACTATCCAATAACTCTGGCGACGAAAAGACTGACCTCTCCAAAGAGGGAATTGTTGACGAACTAAATCGTGAAGACGATGAAGAAACTAAAGTCCCTGACGAAGATGACAGGGAAGAAGATGATGCAGACAAAGAAGACGAAGACGATAAAGAAGACGATGAAGAAGAGTCAAAAGAAGACGACGAAATAAAACTCGTCGATGAAGAAGACGGCGAGAAAGAAGACGATAAAGAAATCGATTTAGTCGCCCCGTTTCGGAAGGCACAAATCGAAAAAGATTTTCCTGGCATTTTTAAGAAATACCCATACCTCGAAAAAAGCTATTATACTGAGCGAGCCTATAGAGAAGTATTTGCTTCACCGGAAGATGCGAAGGAAGCACAAGAGTCTCTTGAGGAAGTTCAGGAACTCGAACAGTCTTTATTACAGGGTGATACTACCTCATTACTTGGTCGTGTCAAGGAATACGATGAAAATGCGTATGCCAGAATGGTAGACAATTACTTACCATCACTTCAGAAAGTAGACCCACAGGCTCATAACCATGTAGTCGGTGGAATAGTCAAGAATTTGGTTGCATTACTCGTAAAGGAAGGCAAGGCTACGGATAACGATGAGTTGCGAAAAGTCGCGCTTGCCGTTAATAAATTTGTTTTCAATTCCGAGGAATTCGAGCCATACCAGAAATTAGCAGTTGATAAGAAGGATACCAAAGCGCAGGACGAACAGCGTGAATTTCTTACAGAAAGATTTGAAACTGTTCAGGATGATTTGCAAGGTAGTGTTGACAATATCCTGATGTCCACTATCAAAGCAAATATCGACCCCAAAGGGGTTTTCTCGGATTACGTGAAAAAGAACGCAACCCGAGATGCGATGGAGGAATTGAAAACCGCAATTGACCGAGATACGGTCTTTCGCCGACACTTGGATAGATTGTGGGAAAAGGCTTTCGCAAGCAACTTCAATCGCGCGTCAGTTTCCGCGATTAAGGCTGCTTACTTGGCGAAAGCTAAGACGACTCTTAAGCCAGTAATTAGTAAGGCAAGAGGTGAAGCCCTGAAAGGTATGGGCAAGCGCGTTCGAGAAGATGATGGTGATTCCGACACCCAACAAGCGGAACGGAAGTTTGCAAAAAGTAAAAGAGGTTCCAGCCCCTCCGATAAAGGCGGACATAAGAAATCGGATATCCCTCGTGGAATGAGCACGTTGGACTTCCTGAATAAGGATTAAATCGGAGGGTGTATGGCCTTAACCGAAGCACAGGTTACAGCTTTAGAGCTGGAACGTGTGATTCCCAAGATTCGCACTCTGTTTGACCGAGATGATAAATTCTTCTCGGCCATTCAGAAGCGCGATGTCGAGAAGATTTCTAACCGTCAGATGCGAATTCCTCTGGAAATTCGTCCTGGTGGTGCATTCCAGTACTTCAATGCAGACGGTGGTGATTTAGGACGTGGCGGTGGACCGACCTTCGATAAGGCCGTTCTCACTTGCGTTTTCATGTCCGAAAACATCGAATACACGAAATTAGCACAGTGGGCTACTGATGATGCCCGTAAGGCTATTGTCAGTTCTGTTCGTCGTCTTACTGCAACTGCTTTCGACGAACTTCGTCGTCAGCTTGATGCACAGATGATGCAGGACGGCTCTGGTGTTATTGGTATCGCTGGAGCTTCCACTACTACCACATTAATTGATTTAACTACTTTTGAAAATGGTGCGCGTCTGATTCGTGTTGGTCAGACCATTCAGTGCTTTACTTCTGCGGCTGCTCTCCGTGGTTCTTCCACGGTTACGGTTGTAGACGTAGAAGCCAAGACGGTAACGGTATCGCCAGCAATCGCTGGTATGACCTCTACCGACTTAATTGTAGCAAATGGTATTACAACTCCTACGTTTGCGGCAGCGCAGGCGTTATTCGGAGTTCCTTACCATCACAATAACGGTTCAACCGCCGGAACTTTCTGGCTCGGTTTTGACCGTGGTTCATTCCCCGAAATTCGTGCAAATCGTGTAAACGCTGCTTCGGCTGCGTTAAGTCTTCCGCTTCCTCGTCTTGCAATCAACAAGATTGGGAACCGAATTGGTATCGACAATAACTTCTCGCCTGATGCTTGGATGCATCCTGCACAACAGCAGGCGTATGAAGATATTGGTCAATTAGCAATCGTCATTACCAAGGGTGCCAAAGAAGAAGGACTGAATCAGTACTTCAATGGCAACAATATGCAGATGGCAGGTGCGCCTGTTCGTACCAGCTTCAATTGGTCCACAAAGCGGATTGACTTCGTTTCCAAAGAAGTTTGGGGACGCGGTGAAATCCTTCCGCTTGGATTCTATACCACTGATGGCCGCAAGATTTTTGAATTACGTGGAGCCAGCGGCGGCGTGGCGACTGCTGACATTTTCTACTTGGTAATCGGGACGCAGACGTTTGTGAATAACCCCGCTGGTTGTTCATACATTGATGCGCTCGCAGTACCGAGTGGTTACTAAGGAGGTAAATCATGCCTGACCAGGTTGATTGGCAGGATTTATCTACGGTGCAGAGTGGCTTACAGCCAAAGCCACGTACTATTGCTGCATCTACCACTATTGCTCCAACTACTTTCCTCACTCGTATTTCTGGGACTACGGCAGTTTCCACCATTACGCCACCCATGACTGGGTCGCATATGTTGGCAGTCGTAGCCGGAGCTACTAACGGGATTGCTACTACGGGTAACATCGTAGGAGCTTCCACGAATGCGGCTTCAACTACGACCCCAATGTTGATGGTCTACGACCCAGTAACAGCCACTTACATCGTAAATAGCTAACTATGCTAAAACTCGAACGGGCGTTAAACACTGTCGGGTGGATGTCGCCCGAGGAGTTAGAGTGGTTAGCAAGTCAGGCAGAGCGCGCGAGTTGTATCTTTGAGATTGGTAGTTATCTCGGTAGGTCAACTCGCGCACTCGCTGACAATACTAAAGGAATTGTCTATGCAATAGATGGATGGGATTCTCCAGTTTCCCATTCTGACGGTGGAGGAATTGCTTTCAAAACTGACCAACAGACCTTCAATCAATTCTATCTTAATTTATATGATAAAATCAAATCCGGAGTTGTGGTTCCTATTACCCAACAGTGGGAGAACTACTTCCCAACAAATAAATCAGATTTCATTTTCATCGATGGAAATCATCACTATAAGAACGTAAGGCATGACATTGGTAAGGCGTTGCACTACGCAACGGGAGTTTTATCCGGTCACGATTGGGACTGGGATGGTGTAAGGAAAGCCGTTTTGGAATACTTCCCAAATGGCGTTCAATCGATAGGGAGAATCTGGTATGTACAAAATGTCCCTGCTGCTGCCCTCGAAATGGCCCGAAAAGAGAGCGAACTTTATTCAGAACTTACGGGAAGTCTCCGCGGATTTCGAGGCGCTTGAAATTGTAATCTGCTTGGATGGGGACCAAGAAGATTGGCAGGACGGTAACATTAAGTACACTTACCGACAGCCAACGGAATACATTTCTCGGTTTTTTGAGTCCGCGTATCGAGCCTCAACGGCTCCGTGGATTTTCTTAGTAAATGATGACATGACTATTGCAACTAAGGATTGGGACAAGTTTCTTGATTTGTCAGACCCGTGGAGAATGTTCTACTTCATGGATGGACACTTCAATGAGACTTTTTCTTGTCATCCATTAGTTCATCGTCGTGTTTGGGAATTAATGGACAAGCATAACATGGTTTTTCCGAACTGGAGAAACATGGGATGCGATACTACAATTTGGGATGTAATGCCAGCGGGTATGAAAACCTACCTGCCAATTATTCAAATCAAGCATGATCGTATAGTCGATAAGAAGAAAATCGACGAAATGACGGAAGATTATAAATACTACGATACACTCGCGGCTATACGCGCTGCAATTACTCAGGATATTATTGCCGAAAGTGGCTATCAGGAACCGAAAGTTCTTATCGGACTTTCGACAATGGAATATATCAGGCGCGCTGACTTCCTCCCTTATTTCTTGGGATTACAGAAGCCAGTTAATACTCTATTAACTACTGTGCATGGGCAGTC